ACGGCAATGCGCCGAAGAAGACCTACCAGCGCACCGACGCGCCGTTCGGCAGCCGCGTGGAGTCGCACGGGTACGGCGTGGGGTGGAGCGGCGTGACCCTCACCAACCTGGTGTACACCGCCACCGGCGCGCAGAACCCCGGCTACCCGGCCGACGCCTACACCGACTACAGCCAGTTCATCGTCAGCGACAACCCGATCAACTTTCCGGGCGGGCACGCCCTGCCGGGGCTGTAGATGAGCCGCGTATCGAATGCGCACACGGTGCGCATCGTCGCGCCGCCTGCGAGTGCGCTGGCTGCGCTCGCGGCGTCGATGTCTGCCGGCACTTGGGCGCAGTTGACGATCCCTGGCCAGAACTCAGTGCTTGGCGACACGGTTGTCGGCGGTGGCGGGAGCAACACGCAGTACTCGGACTCGATGCACTACATCCCGCAGTCCGACAGCGTGCAGTACGTTGGCCTGGACCACGCCGGTCCCGAGGCACTCGGCATGCACGTCATCGAGTACCTGCCTGCAACGAATCAATGGGTGTTCAAGGCGAACGGCTACCAGGTCGTTCCCGGCGCCGGCTCCGGGCACGGCTTCGACCACGCTGCGGTGAATCCGTACACGGGTGACGCCTACCAGGTGCTCTACGGCCCCCCCATCGTGCCGTTCAGGCTCAGTGTCAGGCGACGTCCATTCGGATCGAACACGTTCACCCAGACACTGCCGCAGACTTCGATGGAGCAGGCCATCAACATCACCTTCGGGGTGTGCTGGTGGTCCGGCAGCTTCACCGGCGGCAGCGGCGCCGGCGCGCAAGGGTGTCTGCTGGTCTACAACGTCGGCGGCTCCGTCGGCAACGCGCTCGACGGCGACCTGAGCGCCTACGACCCGTTGAGCAACACCTGGTTCTATGGCCTGCACGGGGCCACGCCGTTCTGGCGTACCAACGGCACTGGCAACTACCACAACCTCGCGGAGTACAGCGCAGCCTTCAACTGCGCGGTCATCGGCGGCGGCAACAGTGGCCCCGACAAGATTTGGCGCGTCAACTCGAACGGGACCACGACCCAACTGACGAATCCGCCGCGTTCGATTGGCATTCAGCGCGGCAATCTCACTACCGACCCGGTGACCGGCAAGTTCCTGCTGTTCGCGCAGAACGAGCTTTGGGAGCTCGACCCGACCGGAGTCGGGACGTGGACCCAGCAGACCGGCTTGAGGGCACCACCGGCGGGGCTGCCTTGCAACGGTATCGGGACCAACGACGGGACGATCGCCGTTGCTATGCCTGCTCCCTACAACGTGGTCTTTTTCGCCAACCAGTTGACCTCGACCACCGGCAGCGCGTGGCTCTACAAGCATGCCTAACTACCACTCCAAGACTGGTGACTTTCGCTGCGGCGAGTGCGGAGTTCGCATCACCATGTTTGTCGTACCTGACGATCAATGGGACGCGATCAAGGGCGACAACTACGCGCTGTGCAGGGCGGACGCTGAAGCCAAGTGCGCGGCGGCTGGCATCACGCCACGCTATCTCGATGGTGAAGAGGCGCAGCAAGTCGCGCGGCGCTGGAAGTTGCCAGAGATCTGGCAACAGGAGCGGCCATGACCATCGTTGTTGGCACGCCCAACTCTGCCATCTCCGACGCAGGCGCGTCCGGGCAGACCGTTTCAGTCAATGTCGGCTCCGCGACGCACCGTGGCCTGGCCCTGTTCGTGGTGCACAGCGGCAACGCGGTTGCGTCGCTTACCTATGCGGGGGCTGACGCAACGACCGGCGCGGTGGCTGGGGCCAGCGGCACCACTGCCAAAGCCTATTTCATCGTGCCATCCGCGACGGGAGCAAACGACGCGGTTCTCACGATGACGGGTGCCACGAACTGCGGCCTGTTCTGCGTCCCGCTATCGGCCGATGGAGCGATGTCCGCCGACGATGGGGACAGTGTGAACAGCACCGGCAGTCCGCTCTCGCTCACGATCCTGTCAGCCATCGGTCGGCTGGTACTCGATGCGTTCTTTCTTTCGCACACGGGCGGCGGGTCAACCACCACAGTCGGCGCGGGTCAAACAGCCCGAGCGGATCACGAGAGCTACAACGGCGCCAATTCAGCTGGATGCTCCAGCGAAGCGGGCGGCGCGTCTACTGTCATGAGCTGGACCGCGACGAATGCGGGCGGCTACGTGCAGGTGGGATTCAGCGTCGTCGAAGCGCCTACGGCGACGGGCTCGCGCAAGATTCAACGAATCATGAGAGGCTGACAATGCTGCTCGACATCGTCGTCAAAGGCTCCACCGATCGCTCGGTCACGGTGTCGATCATCGACAGCTCCGACGGCACGCCAGAAACCGGCGTCGTGTTCAACACCTCTGGCATCGACCTGTGGTACCGCCGCCAGGGTGCGGCCAAGACCAGCATCACCGAGGCCACGCTGTCGGCGCTCACCGACGCGCACAGCGACGGCGGATTCCTGCACATCGGCGATGGCGTCTACCGCCTCGACCTGCCCGACGCCGCGTTCGCCACCGGCGCGCAGCACGTCGACATCGGCGGCACCGTGACCGGCATGATCGTGATCGGCGGCCGCGTGCGGCTGATCGACTCGAACATCGAAACGGCCAACATGCCGGCCGACATGGTTTCGATCAGCGGCGACAGCACCGCAGCCGAAAACCTGGAGGGCGCGTTCGATGACACGGTCGGCTCCGTGCCGTGGATGGGAATCCTCGACCAGGGCACGGCGCAGGCCGCAACAAGCACGACACTGCAACTACGCGCCGCGGTCAATTTCGCCGACGACACCATCGTCGGCTGTGTCGTCATGGCCTTCGGCGCCACCCAGGGCTACTGGCAGGTGCGCACGATCACCGACTACGTGTCGAGCACCGACACGGCCACGGTCGACGCGTGGACCGTCACACCCACCGGCGCCATCACCTACAAGGTGCTGGCCGCGCCCTCGGTGGTGCCGGCCAACCTCACGCAGTACCTCGGCACGGCGGTGCCGACGGCCGACACCGCCGGCTACCCCAAGGTCACCCTCAAGACCGGCACCGGCACCGGCGAGCTGTCGGTGAGCTCGGGCCGCGTGGCGCTGCAGGCCAGCCTGCGCAAGAACACGGCGCTGGCCAATTTCCCGTTCCTGATGACCGACAGCACCAACCACAACCCGATGTCCGGGCTCACGGTCACCGGCACGCGCAGCCTCGACGGCGCGTCGTTCGGGGGTGGCACCATCACCAACATGACCGAGGTGGGCAACGGGGTGTACCAGTGCGACCTCGGCGCTGGCGACTTGAACGGCGACACGGTCGCGCTGCGCTTCACGGCCACAGGTGCCGACGATCTGTTGATCACGCTGGTGACCGAACCATAAGGGGCTCGTCGTGGCCAAGTTTCGCGTCGTCGTCGCGCGCGGCGCTGCGATCGTCTGGCCCAGCGAGGGTGAGGGTCCACCGACCACGGCGAAACCCACCAAGCGTTTCGAGGTACGCACCAACCGCGGCTACCTGAGGCTGCCGCAGCAAGCGCGGCGTCGCGCCGCCGGCAACCCGATCGGCATCGCGGTCGAGACGGACACCGCGTTCGCCGTGGGCGCCGGCGCGCCGGCCGGCATCGCGCTCGAGCTCGACACCGCACTCGCGCTCGGCGTGAGTGCGGTGCTGGCCACCGAAACCGACACCGCCATCGCGCTGACGCCGCGCGCGGTCGGGCAGGTGGGTTTCGCGCTCGAGACCGATACCGCCATCGCCCTCACCGGCGTGCAGCGCCTGCCCGCCGGCATGGCGGTGGAAACCGACAGCGCGCAGGCGCTGCTGCCAGGGCAGGCCGGCAAGCCGATGCCGGTGCACACCCGCAACCGGCCGGGCCGCGGCCCGTTCAGCACCGGGCGGATGTACATCCGCAATATCCCGGTGCTGGCCCCGGGCAACATCGTCATCGGGTTCATCGGTCTCGCGCAAGAGTCCGACACCGCGGTGGCGCCCAACGGCGTGCAGCTGCGCGGCACGGGGCTGGCCAGCGAGCTCGACGCGGCGTTCGCCCTCACCGGCTCCGCGCCCGGCACCGTGGGCGTGGCGAGCGAGCACGACACCGCGCTGCAGCTCGCAGCGGTGCAGGTGCTGGCCACCGGGCAGGCCGACGAGGCCGACGAGGCCCTCACGCTGGCCAGCGCGCGGCCGGTGGATGTGGCGGTCGAGGTCGACACCGCCTTCGCGCTGTACACGGCCGTCGGCCTGGCCGAAGAGCACGACAGCGCCTTCGCGCTCGACGCGTTCGTCGTCGACGCGGTGGGCCTGGCGCTGGAGCTCGACACCGCGCTGCAGCTGTTCCCGTCGCAGGGCTCGGCGCCGGCCGGCATGGCCGAAGAGATCGACGAGGCGCTGGCGCTCGATTGCGTGATGTACGCGGCGCGCGCGCGGCGCAGCGGCAAGCGCGGCGCCGGTGTGGGGCGCTCGCCGAACGTGAGCAGATTGAAGAGGGGCTAGGGCATGGGCATCCGCATCGTCACCGCGCCGGCCCTGGAGCCCATCACGCTGGCCCAGGCCAAGGCGCAGTGCGAGATCGACTCGAGCGTCACCCGCTTCGACGACCTGCTCGCACTGCACATCGCCGCCGCGCGCGACGCCGCCGAGCAGCGCATGGGCGCGGTGATCATGCAGCGCACCGTCGACCACACGCTCGACCGCTTCCCGCGGGCCGACGAGGCCGACGTGCAGATCGGCATGGTGCCGGCGTGGAATGAGCGCGTGCCCGTGGCCGCGCCGGTGACGGTGTCGAGCATCCAGTACGTCGACACCGATGGCACGCTGCAGGCGCTCGACTCCAGCGCCTACACGCTCGACGACAGCAACTGGCCGTTGTGGATTCTGCCGGCGTTCGACACCGACTGGCCCGACACCCGCGAGCAGGCCAACGCGGTGACCATCCGGCTGCAGGTGGGCTACGTCAGCGAGGCGCAGGTGCCGGGCGGCGTGCGCAGCTGGCTGCTGCTGGCCACGGCGTACCTGTTCGCGCAGCGCGAGATGTTCGACCTCACCGGCAAGGTGGGCCAGATCCCGGGCGGCTTTGCGCAATCGCTGCTCGACCCGTACTGGGTGCCGTCAGCATGAGGCGCCTTCCGCCATGAGAACCGCCGGCCGCATCGCCGCCGGCGACCTGCGCGACACCATCACGCTGCAAACGCGCGCCACCGGCAAAGATCTGCTCGGCCGCCCCAACGGCGCGTGGGCCGATGCCATGGAGGTGGCGGCCAAGGCTGAGCCGATCCGCGGTCGCGAATTCTTCGCCGCCGGGCAGATGCAGGCCGAGACGGTGGTGCGCTTCGTGGTTCGCTACCACGCCGACATCGTGGAGACCATGCGCGTGGTCTGGCGCGGCCAGCCCTACGAGCTCACCGCCCCGCCCATCGACACCGATGGCGCGCGCGAGGTGCTCGAGCTCATGTGCACGAAAGGCATCCGCGATGGCCGCTGACGTTTTCACAGCCAAGGTCAACGGCGTCGAGATCGCGATAGCCGAGCTGCGGGCGCTGGCGCCCAAGCTGCGCAAGCGCGCCATCATGAACGCGCTGCGCGCCGGCGCGCGCGAGGTGCGCGGCGCCATGCGCGGCGCCACGCCGGCGCTGGCGGTGCCGGTGCGGCGCCGCGGCCGCATCATCCGCACCCCGGGCACCGTGCGCCGCGCCATCAGCGTGCGCACCAGCCGCCTGAGCGCGCGCGCCGGCAACCTGGGCGTGTTCATCAACGTCAAGCCGGCCAAGGGCAGCAACCGCGGCATCGCCACCGACCCGTTCTACTGGCGGTTCCTCAAAGAGTTCGCCGGCGCCGGCGGCGCTGCGCTGCGCGCCGGTGCCGGGGCGCTGGTCAAGGCCAAGACCGTGATCGAAGAGAAGCTCGGCCGCGAGATCGTGCGGCTGGGGCAGAAAGGCTCGCAGCCGTGATCATTAACGAGGTCGATGCCGTGCGCCTGAGGCTGCGGCCTGGCGAGAGTCTGGTGGTGCGTGTGCCCAACTACGTGATCACCAGAGAGCAGGCAGATTGTCTGCGCGATCACGTGGCGCACGTTTGCGACATTGACCCGGCGCGCATCCTCGTGCTCGACAAGGACGTGGAGCTCAGCGTGCTGGAGCCTGGTGCGTGAGCGCAGCCCACGACCTGCAGGCCCTGCTGCTGGCCGACACGGCGCTCACCGCGGTGGTGGGCGAGCGCATCGCCATCGACCAGGTGGAGCAGGGCGTCGAGCGGCCCTACATCGTGTTCAGCACGCAGGGCGTCGACAAGCAGCTCGGCCTGGACGGCACGCTGCTGGGGCGCATCACCACCATCGACATCCAGTGCTGCGGCGCCGACCGCGACGACGCCATCACCGTGGCCGACCTGGTGGAGGTCGCGCTCGCCGCGGCCTCGCAAGACAGCGACCGCGGCACCACCGGCTACGACGCCGACAACGGGCTCGAGGTGGAGGTGGTCACCGTGGACTGGATAGAAACCTGACCAGCACCGGCTGCGGCCGGCTATTTTTCCCTACCAAGGAGTTCCCTCATGACGACCGCCGTCGGCCGCAGCGTGCGGCTCGAGATCGCTGCCACCTTCGCCAGCAACAAGACCGTCACCGCCATTTCGCTGGCCAACCCCGGCGTGGCCACCAGCACAAGCCACGGCATGATCAACGGCACCGTGGGTTTCTGGACGGGCACCGGCGGCGGCATGCCGCAGCTCGAGGGCCAGGCCACGCGCGTGTACAACCAGAGCACCAACGCATTCGACCTGCAGGGCCTGGACACCACCGACTACAGCGCCTGGGTCACGGGCGGCACGTTCACCCCGGTCGCCACCTGGATCACCATCAGCGAGGCCATCGGCCTCACGCTCGGCGGCGGCGCTCAAGAGCGGCTTGACGACACCAAGCTGCACGACGTGGTGCAGCAAGACGTGTTCGGCGTGCTGCCGGCCGACACCGCGCAGGTGGACCTGCTGCGCCAGACTGTCGACGGCACCGCCATGGCGGCCATCGCCAGCGCGTCGATCCGCAGCACCAACCTGGTGTGGCGCGCCACGCTGCACGACGGCAGCGTGTGCGTGTGGCGCGGCAGCCCCTCGCGCCCGGGTCTGAGCCTGCAGCGCAAGCAGTTGGCGACGGGTGGATTCCAGATCGCGGTCAAGGGCTTGGCGCTGGCCTGCCTGCCCGCGTGAGCGCCGACGCGTTCGCCGCGCAGGTGCGCGCCGCGCGCCTGCGCCACTACGAGCCCGAGGAGGGCGTGCGCCTCAGCTACGAGCTGCCGAGCACGTTTCGCATCGGGCGGCTGCTCGATGCCATGCGCGCCGGCGACGGCGACGCCATCATCGAGCTCATGGTGCCGCAGTTCAGCGCCTGGAGCGGCGTCACGCGCACCATGCTCACGGGCGACGGCTCGAGCGACGCCGCGCCGCTGGGCCCCGACGCCGCGCGCGCGCTGCTGGCCGACCGCGCCACCTGGGTGATCGGCCTGGCGCAGCACGCGGTGAGCGAGAGCAACGAGGCGTACAAGCGCACGCAGGCCACAGCGGGAAACTGACAGCCCAGCTCGACGCCGCGGCAGGCGTCGAGTTTCTGGGCGAAACCCCGCCGCAGCGCACCGAGGCCGAGGACCAGGCCATCCGGTGCTGGAATTTCATCGCCAACGGCGCCGGCGGCTGCGACTGGCAGCACCTGCCGCTGGCCATGGCGCACGTGGGCGTGAGCCAGGCCGACGTGCCCGAGCTCATCGAGCGCCTGCTCGTGATCAAGAACCACCGCAAGCCTGAATCTGCCACGCCGCCACCCGGCGGGGACGACGCCACCCTGAGCGAGTGAGAGCATCTATATGGCCATTGCCACCCTCACCGTCGACATAGAAGCGAAGTTGTCGCGGCTGCAAGAGGGCATGGACCAGGCCGCGCGCATCACGCAACGCGCCGCGCAGGACGTCGAGAGCCGCTGGACGGCGGCTGGCACGGCGCTCAAGGCGGCGCTGGCGCCGCTGGCGGCGGCGTTCAGCGTGAGCACGATCTCGGCATTCATCGCGCAGAACGCGCGCGCGGTGGATTCGCTCAACGACATCAGCGACGTCACCGGCGCCACGGTGGAGAACATCTCCGCGCTGCAAGACGTGGCGCGCCGCACCGGCACCGACATCGCCACCGTCGAGACGTCGCTCATCAAGCTCAACATGGCGCTCAACAACGCCAAGCCGGGCAGCGACGTCGAGAAGGCGCTGGCGGCCATCGGCCTCACCGCCAAGGAGCTCAAGGCGCAAGACCCCGCCGAGGCGCTGCGCCAGGTGGCGGTGGCGCTCGGGCAGTTTGCCGACGACGGCAACAAGGCGCGCCTGGTGCAAGAGCTGTTCGACAAGAGCCTGCGCGAGGTGGCGCCGCTGCTCAAAGACCTGGCCAGCCAGGGCAAGCTCAACGCGACCGTCACCAAAGAGCAGGCCGAGCAGGCCGAGCGCTTTGTGCACGCGCTTGGCAAATTCGATGCCGCGGCCACCCAGGCACGGCAGTCGATGGCGGTGAAGATCCTGCCGTCTCTCACCGAGATGATCCAGCGGCTGAACGACGCCACGGCGTCGTGGGGCGCCTTCAACCTCGCACTGGCACGCGCGAATCCATTGGCGAGTGTGCCGCAGAACGCCGTTACCGGTCTGCAGAAGTACCGCGACGAACTGGCCCGCCTGCAGAGCATCATCGACAGGGAAGAGGGGGCCGGCGAGGGCGTATCTCGCCGAATGGTTCTCGACGCCAATGCCGCGCGCGAGGCGCTGCCGCGCATCAGGGAGTTGGTGCGCTCCTACGAGCTGCTGCTCGGGCTCACCGATCGCGCCGGCGGCGGCCGCGGCATGGTCAACCCGACGCGCGTGCTGCCCGACATCGGCGGCGGCGGCGACGACAAGGGCCGCGCCGACGCGCTCAAGCGCCTCAACGATGCGCGCGCGCTGATGAACAAGCAGCAGCTGCAGTTCATCGACGACCAGCGTGCCGCCGAAGACGAGCGCGAGCGCGCCGCCATCGAGGGCGCCGACAAGGTGGCCGACGCCGAAAAGCGCAAGTGGGCCGAGGCATCCAAGGCCTGGGTGCTGTACGCCGAGCAGGTGCTGGGGCTCGACCAGCCGGTGGTCGAGCAGACCAAGCGGCAGATCGAAGAGGTCAGCGAGTTCGCCCGCGAGGCGCGCCGCAACCTGCAAGACAGCGTAGCCGACACGGCGCTGGCCGGCCTGGAGGGCCGCTTCGAGGAGATCGACGACCTGTGGCGCAACCTGCTGCGCCGCATGCTGGCCGAGTGGGTGGCCTCCGGCTTCAACGAGCTCATGCTGGGCAAGAGCGCGGGCGGCGGGGTGCTGGGCGGTCTGCTCGGCATGTTTGGCCTGCCGGCGTTTGCCTCGGGCACCGACTACGTGCCGCGCGACATGGTGGCCGTGGTGCACCAGGGCGAGCGCATCGTGCCCGCGCAGCAGAACCGCGGCGGCGGCTGGGGCAGCGCGCGCATGGGCGACATCAACATCCGCGTCGACGGCACCGCCGACGCGGCCAAGACCACGCAGCAGATGTACGGCATCGTGCGCCAGGCGCAGATCGAGCAGACCAAGCAGCTCAAGGCGCTGGGGGTGTTGTGAGCACGCTGGACCTCGCCAACTACCTGCTGGCCATCGGCAAGGCCGGCGTCGTGTGGGGGCAGCGGCGCACCGACGTCGCCACCGAGAGCGTGCCATCGGGCAACGTGCAGGCGCGGCTGTACGGCTTTCCCAAGTGGACGCTCAGCCTGTCGGCGCCGCCGTCGGTGAGCGAGGAGGAGGCCGTGGTGTGGCGCGCGCTGCTGCTGGGCCTGCGCGGCCGCGTGAACTACCTGAAGGCGTGGAACCCGGCGCAAGTGGTGCCCCGTGGAACCATGCGCGGCACCATGCTGGTGGACGGCTCGCACGCGGCCGGCGCCACCACACTCAACGTCACCGTCACCGGCACCGGCCAGGTGGGCAACACGATACTCAGCGGCAGCCCGCTCACCATCGGCACCGGCATCGGCACCAGCCAGCTGGTGCACACCCTCGGCGACGCCACCGCGGCCAACGTGGGCGGCAACAGCGACATCGCGCTCACCATCGAGCCGCCGCTGCGCATCGCATTCGCCAACGCCACCGCGGTGACGTGGGACAAGGCGTTCACGTATTTCAGGCAGACCGGCAACGCCGCGCGCTGGCGCCACTACGGGGGCAACAACAAGGTGCATCAAGAGTTCGCGGTGGATCTGCTCGAGGCTTGGAATTGAAAAGATGGCACAACAACAACACCAGATCACTTTTCGGGTGCGCTGGCCCCTGCTGTTGCGGGCGCTGGTGAAGGTGGGGCTCGGCAGGTTGGCGGCCAGGCTGTGTCTCGTGTTCGAGAAGTAGCGGCATGCACACCCTCGACGGCACAGCCGGCCCGCGCTCCAGCGCTTCGGCGGCCGGTCTGCACTGGCTCATCGAGCTCGACTTTCTGAGCGGCACGCAATACTTCACCACGTTCAACGTGACGCTGTCGGTGGGCGGGCACGACTACATGGGGCTGGGCGACATCCTCGAGGTGTCGGTGCTCAACGAGAGCGAAGACAACACCGCCGACCGGGTGGAGTTTGCGGTGCCGATCGTCAACACCGCGATGCTGGCCACGCTCATCGGCCCGGCCACCGAGTACCGCGGCCTGCGCGCGCGCATGTACGGGCAGTTCATCGACGACACTTTCAAGCCGGCGGGCGCGGCGGTGCTGCGCTGGGCCGGCTTCATGGACGTGGTGCGCACCGAGCGCGAGGCGCCGGCCGCCGACGGCATCGACGCCGCCACCAGCGGCAAAATCATCCTGCCGTGCTGGCGTGCCGGCCAGGCCGGCATGCGCCGCGCCAACAGCCTGCGCCGCACCCACGCGCAGCAGCTGCAGCGCACCGCCGGCGCCGACACCGGCCTGCGCTACACGCAGCCGCTGATCGAAACGCCATCGCTGTGGCTGAGCAAGCGGTTTCAGGAAACGCAAACGTGAGCGCGCCGGTGATCATCGGCAACGCCACCCTGTACCTCGGGGACTGCCTGGAAATCCTCCCAAGCCTGCCGAAGGTGGATGCGGTGATTACTGATCCGCCGTATGGCATAGCGGTGCAGGAAAAGCGCCGAGACGGCGAGGCCGAGTCGTGGGACACGGAGATCAATCAGCCGGCCATCGACATGGCGCTGCTGAACGCCGAACAGGCCATCGTATTCGGCGGCAACTACTACGCGCTGCCTCCGTCGCGGTGTTGGCTGATCTGGGATAAGCAGATCAGCCCCGGCTTAAACCTGGCGCACGCAGAGTTGGCGTGGACGAATCTAGAGAAATGCGGTGTGCGCATCAAGCGCCATCTGTGGAGCGGGCCGTTTCGGGAGGGGTCCGAGCATCGGTGGGGCCACCCAACGCAAAAACCAATCGACGTGATGCGGTGGTGCATTTTGTTCACCGACGGCGATGTGGTGCTGGACCCCTTCATGGGCAGCGGCACGACTGGCGTTGCCTGCGTGGAGCTTGGCCGCTCCTTCATCGGGATCGAGCGCGAGCCAAGGTATTTCGACATCGCCTGCCGCCGAATCGAAGAAGCCCAGGCCCAGGGAAAGCTATTCGAGCCTGCCGAGCGCAAGGCCGAGCAGATGGAGATCGGCGGTGCATGACTCCCTCGCAACCCGGCTCGACGCCTACCTGCAGCGCCCGCGCGCCGAGTTCGACTGGGCGGCCAACCACTGCTGCCATTTCGCCGCCGGCTGGGTGCGCGAGGTCGAGGGGCTCGACGCCATGCCGCTGGTGCCCACGCCCGACGGCAAGGCCGCCTGGCGCCTGATTCAAAGCTACGGCGGGCTGGCCGAGGCGATCACCCAGCAGCTCGGCCGCGCGCCGATCGCGCCGGCCGATGCGCAGCTGGGCGACGTGGTGCTGCTGCCGCTGCCCGAGCGCCCGGGCCGCGCCTCGGTGGGCATCTGCAACGGCCGGCTGTCGATGTTCATCGAGCGCAGCGGCCTCGGCGTCGTGCCGACGCTGCAGTGCACGCACGCGTGGAGGGTGGCCAATGACCGCTGACTGGCTGCAACACGAGGTGCCCACGCACCATTGCGTCACGTGCGGCGCGCTGTGGCGCTTCTGGCCCGAGCGCGACACCGGCCGCGCCGACTCGTGGAACCTGCGCAGCGAGCGCTGCGGCCCGTGCTGCGACACCGTGGCGATGGGCGAGCAGATCAAGCCGCTCACGGTGCACCGCATGCTGCAGTGGGTGGCCGCGCGCCACGCCGTCGACGAGATGCTCATGCGCGTGTTCGGGCCGCGCGATCCCAGCGAAGTGAACTGACGCGCAATGCGCGCGCTCCTGCTCCTGTCGCTGCTGCTCGCCGCGCCGGCCGCGCATGCCGACGCCATCACGGCGGTGGCGTTCCTGGCCGAGTTCATCGGCGGGGCCGCGGCTGCCTTCGTGGTGGCGGGCGCCGCCAAGATCGTGATGGTGGGGCTGTACGTGTACGGCACCGCGCGCGCCCGGCGCGACCGGCGCAAGGCGCGCGCGCGGGCGCGCTCCGAGGCGATCGCGCAGCTGCAGGACCGCAGCATCACGGGCCTGAACGGCCTGCCGCCGTGGCGCATCGTGGTGGGGCGCTGCATCACCGGCGGCGAGGTGCACGCGATCTTCACGTCTGACAAGACGTCTTATCGCGAGGACGGCAGCACGTCGTTCAGCCGGCCCGACGCGCTCAAGCACGTGGTGATCGTGTTCGCCGACCACGAGTGCGCGGCGCTGCACGAGATTTTCATCGACGGCGTGGCGCTCGGCGCGCTCGACGGCAGCGGCAACGTGACCACGGGTGAATTCTTCACCGCGCGGGTGGACTCGCGCACCGCCACCATCGGCGGCGGCGGCTCGGTCACGGTGGCCGAGGCGGTGGTGACGCTGCTGCACGGCTACACGCAAACGGGCAACGGCGACGCGCAGGACATCACCGACGTCACGGCCTCGCTATCGCTGTCGGGCGGCAACCTCACGATCAACGGGCCGGCAGGCGCGATCGTCAACTACACGGTGCAGGCCAACCTGGTGAGCGTGCGGGTGCAAAAGCACCTGGGCACCGCCTCGCAGACGGTGGACACCTACCTCACGAGCGTGGCGCCCAGCCAGTGGGTGAGCACCGACCGGCTGCTCAACAAGTGCTACATCGTGCTCACGCTGGACCTGGAGAACCAGCGCTTCATCGCCGGCATCCCCAACGTCACGGCCGACATCAGCGGCCGCAAGGTGTACGACCCGCGCAAGGACAGCACCGTGTCGGGCGGCTCGGGCTCGCACCGCGCGGCCACGCCCAGCACCTGGGAGTGGAGCGACAACGCGGCGTTGGGCAGCCGCGACTACCTGCAGGCCGAGTGGGGCTGCCGCGCCGAGCAGGAAGACATCAACGACGCCTACACCATCACCGCGGCCAACGCGAGCGACGCGCGCGAGAGCGCCAGCGCGCACAGCCACGCGCAGACTTTCACCGCCAGCGCCAGCACCGACGAGATCACGTTCGCCGCCGACGAGCCCTACGGCACGGGCGACGGCGTGCGCGTGAGCAGCACCACCACGCTGCCGGGCGGCTTGAGCGCGGCCACCACGTACTACGTGATCCGCGGCAGCATCGACTCTTCGCGCAAGTTCAAGCTGGCCACCAGCGTGGCCAACGCCTACGCGGGCACGGCGATCAACATCACCAGCGCGGGCAGCGGCACGCACACCTGCACCTGGCACGACTACGCGCGCTACAAGGCCAACGGCGTCATCGTCACCAACGACGACTGGCGCGAGCCCACGCTCGACGCGCTGGGCGAGGCCATGGCCGGCTCGGCGGTGTACGGCGCGCAGTGGGAGCTGCTGGCCGGCGCGTGGACTTCGCCGGTGATGGACCTCACCGACGACGACCTGCAGGGCGACATCGAGATCGTGCAGGGCGACCTGCCGCTTGACCAGCTGCTCAACGGCGTGCGCTGCACGTATGTGCCGATCGGCAAGAGCGTGGCGCGTGAGGCCGACAGCTACAGCAACGCCACCTACGTGAGCGCCGACGGCGACGAGCACTGGGACGATCTGCCGCTCGACTTTGTGGACAACCAGGTGCGGGCGCGCAACCTGTGCCGCATCCGCGTGGAGAGCCAGCGCAACGGCCTGATCATCCGCTACCCGGCCAAGCTGCGCGCCTGGCCGCTGCAGCGCGGCGACCGCGTGCGCGTGACCAACACCGAGCACGGCTACACCACGGCCAAGGTGTGGCGCATCACCGACTGGCAGTTCGGCGTCACGAGCCCCGTGCTGCTGACGCTGCAGGAGGACGACGCCGGGGCGTGGGACATCTCGGACGCCACCACGATCGACAGCACGCCCAACACGGCGCTGGCCAGCCCCAACACCGTGCAAAGCCTGGGCACGCTCACCTGCACCAGCGGCGTGGCCACGCTGCTGCTCAACGCCGACGGCAGCCGCGTGCCGCGGGTGAAGGTGAGCTGGGCGGCGGTGACCGACCCGTACCTGGCCGACGGCGGCGGGCGCGTGATCATCAAGTGGCGCACGCCGCGCGGCAGCGAGTGGCAGCAGATGGAGGTGCTGAGCGACGAGACGGCCGCTTTCATCAGCGGCGTGCGCGAGGGTGAGCTGCTGGTGATCGAGGCGGCGGCGCGCAACTCGGCGCAGCGCCTGGGGCCGCCGAGCTTTGCGAGCCACCAGGTGGCCTACACGCAGTACCCGGGCGGCTCGGCGCCGCGCGGCAATCTGATCGACGCGCGCGCGTGGGTGATCGGCACCTCGGGCGACCAGGGCGTGGCGGGCGGCGGGCTGTTCACCGCCGAGATCACCAGCGGCGAGAACGCGATCGTGTTCGGCGACTCGCCGGAGACGGGCGTATCGCGGCCGAAGTGGCGCGGCACCAGCGGCGACTCGGCCAGCAGCGACCGCGACGGCGGCTTCAAGACCGGCGAGGTGCCGATCGACCGCACCAAGGCGTACCGCTGGTCGGTGTGGATCAAGGCGCGCACGCAGGTCGCATCGGCGGGCACGTTCTACTTCGGGCCCTCGGGCAGCGCGCAGGGCGACACCGACTGCGTGCGCGACATCGCCACCGGCAGCACCGACACCAACCCGTATTTCCTGATCTCGCAGTTGCGCGCCGACCTGGCGCCGACGCGTTGGTATTTGCTGGTGGGCTACGTGCTGCCGCACAACTTCGGCACCACACCACCGAGCCCGGCGGTGGGCGGCATCTACGACGGGCTCACGGGCCTGCGCATCGCCGACGCCGACGAGGACTACAAGTGGACGAGCACGGCCACGGTGGCGCTGCTGCGGGTGTTTCAGTACAACTCGAACACCGGCAACGTGACCGACTTTCTGGCGCCGCGCCTGGAGATGTGCGACGGCACCGAGCCCACCGTCGACCAACTGCTGGCGCCGGCCAAGACCAACGCGGCGGCGCCCGATTTCGAGGGGCAGTTTGCGCTCAACGGGCAATTCAGCAATTGGCTCAAGGGGGCCACCGAGCCGGTGGGGTGGCTCAACATCGACGGCACGCCGTCGAAAGAAACCACGATTACGCGCACCGGACCCAACGCCATGCGGCTGGTGAGCGCTGGCGGCGCCTCCACCTACAACTACCGCACGCTGGACTTTGCGTTGCCGCTGGCCGCGGGCTCGTTTGTCGAGGGCACGCTCGACGTGTACCTCGACAGCCACTCGAGCGGCGGCTACCCAGGCCTCATGGTGCGCTGCTACACCGACTCGGGGCTGACCACGCAGCGCGACAACCTGTTCGACCTGCCCAACACCACGGCCGACGAGTGGCAGACCATTCCGTTCAAGGCCACCGTGCAAGACGGCGAGCGCATCTACGGCGTGCGCTTTTACTGCATGGCGAGCTACTCGCTGCTGAGCGGCGGCCAAGGCGTGAACAACGTGGTGTTCGACTCGCTGGTGGCCAAGGCGGTGCAGCCGAGCGGGACGGGGCATGTGGATGCGCCGGTGCTGGGCGAGTCGCGCGTGGCCACCGACTCGTCGACCACCGTGACCGAAGTGGCCCACGTGCCGGACGGGTTTGCCTTCAACACGATCGTGGTGGCCGACTCTGGCTTTACAGCCGCCGGCCCTGGCAAGGCCACCTGCACATTCAGCGGCGACGCTTCGAAAGGGGCCTCGTCGGATGCCCTGGTGTTCAGCATTCAAGACGCCAACGGCACCTACGGCGGCGATGTGCAAGAGGTGGCCGTGCCAGGCATCAAGGTCAACGTCGGCTGCTCGCGGCAGTTCACGCTGGTGGCTGGCGACACCTACGAGTTCGGCGTCTATGCCTCAAAGGGCTCGGGCTCCGGCAGCCCGATGGTGGTGACCAGTTCGACGCTGGTGATCGAAATCCGCTACACGCGTGCCTAACCCACAGGAGTGCACACCATGAACCTCGACAGCCTGCCCATGTTCGCGCAAGACAAGGCCAACCACTACGGCTATGGCTCGTGGGTGGCCACGGCGGCCGCCATCGTGGCGATGTGCGTGCTGGTGTTGCTGTGGTTCGCCACGCAGGCGCTGGCGGTGGTGGTGCTGATGCCGCTGGGGGCCGGCCTGGCGGCGCCGGTGGGCGCCTACGCCGCGGGCCGCTGGGTGGAGAGCCGCCAGCACGACATCAACCGCCGCGCCATCGCCGCCGGCCAGCCGGCGCCGCACGAGGTGAGCGTGCGCGACACCAACGCCACGGCGCTGGGCGCGCTGCCGATCCTGGTGTCGATGCTGGTGCTGCAGGTGGCGCTGCTGGTGGTCATCGCGTCTTGACGCACGCCCTTTAGCCGGAGCTGCGAGATGGGCGAGCGCAACCTCACCGACGACGACGTGCGGGCCGTGGTCGACGCGCTCGAGCATCGTCTGGCCGAGAAGTTCTACACCGACCTCGGCCGCGGCCTGTGGGGCCTGGCCAAAAAGGGCTTGATCCTGGCCGTGGTGGGCATCGCCGCCTACGGGGCGATCAAGGGCATCAAGTGACGCGGTTGCTCGCGTGGTTCGGCATCAAGGACTGGAAGCGCGGCATCGCGCTGGTGATTCTGTGGGCGTATGCCTACCAGTTGTGCGCCTGGCCGCCGCTGTGGTGGCTGGCGGCGCTGGCCAACGCCTACGGCGTGGTGATGCCGCTGCCGCCGCTGCTGCCCTGGGAGCTGCTGGCGGCCGGCACGGCGCAGCTGGCGTCGATCGGCAGCATCCAGGTGTGGCGCGAGCGCGGCACGCCTCAACCAACGGAGGGGCAACCCCAATGAAAGCGATCTCTCGCATCGTGTTCGGCCTGCTGGCCATCGCGATCTGCGGCTGCGTGGGCGTGATGGTGCTCGCGAGCGCGGCGCGCGCGCAGACGGCGCCGCCCAAGCCGCTGTGCCTGCCCAGCATGGACAGCGGCGGCAGCCTGACAGCGAGCCCGCTGTACACGGGCGCCAGCAAGAATGGCGCATGGGTGTGGTGGGTGTGCTACCTCGACGCCTTCTCCCCGCAATTCCCGCAGGCAATGCAGGTCGCGTGGCCACCATCGCCAAAGCGGCCGACCCGCTGAAGAGCCTGCAGGACGGGCAAGCGATTCACCATCTTGCCGCTCACCGACCCCAGCCTGGCTGCGGTGGTGGCCGACATGAAGGCGGCGGCGGGGAGCAAGTAGATGCCAGCCCTCGGCTATCGCTACACACCAGAGCAGTTGCAGCGCAGCCTGGCCAAGCGAACACGGACGATCTTGCTGCTGCAAAAGATCGCCGACCACACGCCACCACCAGCGATTCCACGACACGTGGTGCTTCACGCGGTGCCAACGCAGGCGCGTGTCGACCCAGAGCAGATGGCGCGCGAGTGCGGGCTTCTCTACATCAACGGACGAGTGCACACGCCACCGATGCCGGTGGTGAAAGGCGGCGCGAAATGGGCGACATCCTGAACAACGAGCACGCGTTTCTGGGGCTGATCGAGTTCGCCGAGGGCACGGCCGCGCGCGGCGGCGACCCTTACCGCGTGTGCTACAGCTACGCGCACACGATTCAGAGTTTTGCCGACCACCCGGCCATCACCGGCGAGTGGCTGGGCGAGCGGCTGTCCGACGAGATGTGCCGCAACGCGGGCCTGGGGCCCGGCTGCAAGAGCACGGCGGCGGGGCGCTACCAGCTCATCAAGCCCACCTGGCGCGGCATCCGCGACCGGCTGCGGCTGCCGAGCTTCGAGCCCGAGTGCCAGGACCGCGCGGCGCTGTACCTGATCACCAACCGCGGCGCGCTCGAGGATGTGCACGCCGGGCGCATCAAGACGGCGCTGGCCAAGTGCGCGCCCGAGTGGGCCAGCCTGCCGGGCAACTTTGCGGGGCAGCCGCAGCGCCGGCAGGCTGAGCTGGTGGCCGCCTTCGAGCGCGCGGGCGGGGTGATGGCGTGAGCCATCGGGTGGCGTGATGGCCAGGCACATCGTGTGGCGGCGCGACCGGACAGTGGCGGCGCTTGCGCCGCTTGCACTTGCGTGGGACGCAAGCCCCGGCGCGACGTCTTACAGGATTTACTGGGGCACCACGACGGGCGTCTACAGCGCGTCGCTCAACGTCGGCAACGTGACGAGTTACTCGCTGCCGGACCCCGGGCCGTCGTTCCGCTTCTTTGCAGTCTTCGCTCTGGACTCGGGTGGCGAGGGCCCTGCATCCAATGAGTTCACCCGTTGAGCAAACGATGAAATATCTTGTCTACCTTGCAGCGCTGTTGCTGCTGCCCGTGGCGTTTGCGCAGCCGGCGGCGCCGGGCAACTTCCGCCTGGTGGTGGCAGGCCCGCCGACGCCGGCCTCGGTGGCGGCGCGCAACCTGCCGATTGTTGGCCCCATCACCACCACCAGCAACGGGCAGAGGATCGAGAACCTGCACATTCGCAGAACCTCAGGCACCGGGCCATGCATCACCGTGAACCACACCGGGGTGGTGATTCAGGACAACGAGATCGGGCCCTGTGGGGTGGCTGAGAGCACCGACAACAACGGGATAGTTTCTACTGGTGCAACAAACATCACCATCAGGCGCAACGTCATCCACGACGTTGCCAATGGTGCGTACCTGACCTCTGCGGCCAACCCGTTCGTCTTCACCAAGAACTACGTCTATAACCTCCGCGGCCCGTGGCCGCGCGGCCAAGCCTTTCAGACAAACGGCATCACTGGTGGTACGGGGTCGAGCAAGGTCACATGCAACATCTCCGACACGAAGCCAGGGATCAGGTATGGCGTGGATCACAACGTCACCAACGTCGAGGACCACATCAATCTGTACAACGCTACGGGGGTCGATTCAACAACTAATCGAATCGAGATTGCTTACAACAGGCTGCGCGGCGGGCATCCATCGAGCACTACCGGCTCTGGCATCAACTCTGGCGATGGGGCTTCGGGAGGTAACGTCTACTCCCACGACAACATCGTCGTCAACACGCGCAACTCGGCACTGGCCATAACGAACGGCACCAACCACACGCACGACAACAACCGCGTCTATATGTCCCGCACCCCGTGGGCTGGCGTCGACTGGGGCGCAACCGGATGTTCCGTTTTGCAAGGTTTCGGGTCTGGCTCCGCAGGAACGTGCCACACGAACACCATATCGAACAACAGCGTCCGCGCGATCGGTCTCACATCGCACTGCGAGGGTTACTGCGTTGTGACATACACCGACAACAACTGGACCGACACCAGCCTCACGGAAGCCATCTTCGACGAGGCGTGGACCTCGGACTGCAACTAGGGGCATGAACATGCTAAGTCCGTGGCTGATCGTGGCCGCGCTGCTGGCGGTGGCCGGGGCCGGCTACACCGGCTTCGAGCTCGGCCGCGACGTGGAGCTGGCCACGCAGTACCGCGAGAACGACGCCGCCACCAAGGCGGGCACGGCGGCCGCCGAGGCCGCGGCTCGGGCAATCTCAGGCTTGAAGGTGAACCATGTCACGATCCGCCAGCGCACCGACACCATCACGCGCGAAGTGCCTGTGTATCGCGATTGCGTGCACGACGATCGCGTGTTCGACGCCATCAACGAGGCCCGCACCGGACAGGGCGCTGCTGCTGGCCAGCTGCCCGCCGCTTCAGCCGCTGGCCGATAAGACGTTCGGCGCCACCGCCACGGCGCTGATCGACACCTCGGTGCAATACCGCACCTGCAGGGCAGCGGCGCTGGCCGGCGTGCCCGACGTCGACGGCCCCGCGGCCAGGTGATGCGATGGCCAAGAAAAAGCTCGTCACGGCCAAGGGTGTGCTCACCGACGCCGAGGTGGCGCAGTTCGACGCCGAGGTCAAGAAGTGGCAGACGCTGCTCAACCTGGGCGACTGGCGCATCGAGCGCTCCAAGAAGGCCGCCCGCAAGATGGTGATGGCCGAGGTGGTGCGCCGCGAATTGGCGCACCGCCTGGCAAGCTACCGCCTCAACCGCGACTGGAGCAACGAGGAGCACATCACCGGCCGGTTGCTCGAGGAGATCGCGCTGCACGAGGTGCTGCACGTATTCCTGCACGAGCTGCTGGAGCACTCGGGCACCCCTGGCACCAGCGAATCGGACATCGAGGCGGCCGAGCACCGCGTTATCAACACGCTCACCCGCCTGCTGGTGCCTGACGATGCAATGCGACAGCTGCTGACGGCGTTGGGAGTGAAATAAGATGCCAGCAACCACCCTCACCGACCGCCAGGCGCGCCTGGCCGCCGAGGCCTACAAGCGCCTGGGCGGCGAGGGGCACAAGCTGCTCTCTGGCGTGGGCATCAAGGCGTTCGACTCGCGCGTGCGCGTGGCGGTGGAGCGAGGCTTCGTGACGCGCGCCGAGCGCCGCACGGTGCCGCCCGACACGCCGATGCCAAACATCGAGGAGGCGCCGCCGCCGCCAGCGCCGCCACCGATGGCCGCGCCGGTGGCCGACGTGGACGGGCTGCGCAAGACGCTGAGCCGGGGCGCCTTCACGATTGCCGAGCTGGCCGAGCGGATGCAGCAGTCGCGCGGCGCGGTGCTCGACGCCATCGACGCCATGGTGGCGTCGGGCGTGAACGTGCAGGAGCACGGCGGGGTGTTCAGCATCCAGCACACGCCGGCGCCCAAGCACCAGGCCGACAGCAAGAAGCTGCCCGAATACCGCAGCCGGCCCGACGGCACGTACCTGTTCGGCTTCACCAGCGACAACCACCTGTGCAGCAAGTACGCACGCGAGGATGTGCTGGACGACCTCTACACCAAGTTTGCCGCGCAGGGCGTGGACCGCGTGTTCAATGCCGGCAACTGGGTCGACGGCGAGGCATCGTTCAACGTGCACGACCTGCTGGTGCACGGCATGGACCGGCAGATCAAGTACCTGGCCGAGCGCTACCCGCAGCGGCCTGGCATCGTGACGCACGCGATCGCCGGCAACGACCACGAGGGCTGGTGGTGCAAGCGCGAAGGCGTGGACATCGGCCGCTACGCCGAGACGGCGATGCGCGACGCCGGGCGCACCGACTGGGTGGACCTGGGCTACATGGAGGCCTACGTGCGCCTGGTGCACGCCAAGAGCGGCGAGAGCACGATGCTGCACCTGATGCACCCCGGCGGCGGCAGCGCCTACGCCATCAGCTACACGGTGCAAAAGATCGTGGAGGGCTACGACGGTGGCGAAAAGCCCGCGGTTCTGCTGGCCGGGCACTACCACAAGCTGAGCTACAACATGGTGCGCAACGTGCACGCGATCCAGACCGGCACGACCGAGGATCAAACGCCGTTCATGCGCCAGAAGAAGCTGGCGGCGCACGTGGGCGGCGGCATCTGCCAGCTGACCCAAGACCCCGCGACGGGCGCCATCGTGGCGTGCCGAGTGGAGTTTTTCAACTACTTCGTCAAGGACTACTACAACGGCCGCTGGTCGATGTCGGGCGACGTGACGCTAGCGGATCGGATGCCTGGATGAGCGACACCAAGGCCACCAATCCGAAGGATGCGGTGGGCATCCGCAAGGCGCCGCTGTCGTGCCTGCCGATCCGCGTGCTGTGGCGCGTGGGGCTGGCGATGCTCGAGGGGGCGCTGAAGTACGGGCGCCACAACTACCGCGGCTGCGGGGTGCGGGCGTCGGTGTACTTCGACGCGTCGCTGCGGCACAAGCTGGCGTGGTGGGAGGGCGAAGACATCGACCCCGACTCGACGCTGCACCACCTGGACAAGGAGATCGCGTGCCTCATGGTGCTGCGCGACTCGATGCTGCTCAGCAACTGGGTGGACGATCGGCCGCCGAGCTCGCGCGAGAACATGGCGGCGCTGCACCAGCACGCGTCGATGCTGATCGACCGCTACGCCACGATCGAGCCGGCGCCCAAGCACTGGACGATCGACGACCGGGTGGCCAAGTGAACCAGACGCGGCTGGGCTCGCTCATCGAGGCGGGCGTCAACATCGTGGTCGGCTTCAGCATCAACTGGGTGGCCAACCTCCTGATCCTGCCGCTGTTCGGCTTCAACGTCACGGGCGTGCAGGCGTTCAACATCGGCCTGTTCTTCACGGCCATCAGCCTGGCGCGCAGCTACGTGATCCGGCGCTGGTTCAACGCCGGCATGCGGGGCTTTTCGCAGCGCCTGGCAAAGCGGCTGCACACCTGAATGCCCGACGCGGGGCCGTAGGCGCCCCGCTGCTCAACGAACAGCCGCCCCGCCGCACCCTTAGGTGCCGGTGGGGCGGCTTTTTTGCGTTGTGGGGCGGCTATTCGCGGCGGGTATTAGCGTAGCCTCACCCCTCGGCACAAGCAAACACCCCAGCCAAGAGAGCGGCTGCGACGATAAAGGCGTAGAAGTCGTCTGATTCGACGAGCCGCCAGAAGTCGTCCATGGGGCGCCGCCACTTCATGGCCGGCGTCATCGGCAGACGCCCGAGGCCGCGCAGTTGGGGGGGTCGAGCGTGGCCCGGTCGGGCTCGAGCTCGGGGTCGCCGCCGCCGCAGGCGGCAAGAATTGCAGACAGAACTACAAGCGCGAGCAGCTTCTTCACGGCATCCCCTTAGATGCCATGAGCCGATGCCGCTGCTACTCAGGTGCTACGAGCAGCCGCCGTGCCCTCTGGGTGCTATCCATTGAACTACGGCGGGCGGCACCAGCACATGGCCGGTGTTTACGAGGTGAACAGTCTAGCGGATTCTGGCCGCTTATGGGCATATCATCGAGGCGGTGCTACCAACTCGGGGCCGTAGCAGATGCCGTCGGTCATCAAGGTGAGGGATAAGTGGCGCGCCCAGGTGCGCCGCAAGGGGCACGCGCCGCAGTGTCGCACCTTCGCCAAGAAGTCCCAAGCGGACAAGTGGGCGCGCGAGCTGGAGGCGGCGATCGACGCCGGCACGCCGGCGCAGGCGCTGACGGCCCACGGACGCGGGCTCACGGTGGCCGGCGTCGACCACGAGTACCGCAAGCTGCGCGATGGCACGGCGCGGCCGATCGGCGACGCGAGCAATGAGCACTACATGCTGCGCCACCTGGCGCGGCTGCTGGGCGACCGCGCTGCGGCCTCACTGGTGCCGGCCGACCTGGTGGGCTACTGCAAGGCGCGGCGCGACGAGGGCGCGGGCCCGTACACGTTGAATATGGAGATGAGCAAGCTGGGCACGGCGCTGCGCTACGTGGCCGCGGCGCTGCACCTGCAGCTGCCGTCGGTGGTGGCCGACGCGCGGCCGCTGCTGGCGCACCTGGGGCTCATCGGTGGGGGTGGGCGGCGCGAGCGGCGGCCCACCGAGGACGAGCTCACCGCGATCGTGGCGCACCTGACGGCCAAGCGCGGGCAGCTCTATGCCGACGTGGTGCTGTTTGCGGTGGCCACGGCGATGCGGCGCTCGGAGATCGCGCGCATTCGGTGGCCGGACGTCGACGAGGCCAAGCGCCTGGTGCTGGTGCGCGGCCGCAAAGACCCGCGGCGCAAGGACAACGACCAGTGGGTGCCGTTGCTACCGGCTGCGTGGGAGGTGCTACAGGAGCAGCCGCGCGAGGCGGGCGCAGTGCGGATTTTTCCGGTGGACCTGTCGACGGTGTCGAAGTATTTCACCTGGGCGTGCAGGGAGCTGGGGATACCGGACCTGCATTTTCACGACCTGCGGCACGAGGGCACTAGCCGGCTGTTTGAAGAGGGTTTCGGCATCCAGCAGGTGGCGCTGGTGACGGGGCACCGCGACTGGCGGCACCTGCGGCGCTACACGAACCTCAGGCCGGAGGATGTGCACCGGGGGCCGGCGGGTTAGGCTCGGCCTGGGGTGGTGCCCCGATAGGTGCAGCAGCGCCGCAGATGCAATCATCGTCATTGTTGCCCCCGCCTACGCCAAGACACGCGAGCGAGTGCTTGGGCGCAACCTGTGGTGCCTGTGCCCCCCTATCCCACTGAGCGAGCGCATCTTCTCCGTGGGCATGAAGGAACGTGCGAATGTCCGGCGTGGCAATCTCCCCACGTATCATGGCGACGTGAACCAAGGTCGGGTCTTGCAGCTGGCGCATGATGTCGGCCTGTGGTGCCTGTGGGGATGCGGCGAGCGCATCAATTGCGGCGTGGAGTGCGGCCAGTGTTTCTGGGCGTTCTTGCGAGCATCGGTAAATCTTATTCGCCAGCCGCTTCGCCTCATCGGGCGCCACCTGTAGCGGTGGTCCCCACGCCCAGCAGCCTTCTGCATGGGTGGTTTGGGGTGGGGCCGATAGCGCGGCTTCAGCGGCTGCCCAGGCAAGAGGCTTGCGCCTGGCATAGTCAGCGCGCATGTCTTCCCATTTGGCCATGCTCATGCCGACTAGACCATCAGGGTGCTTGGCTTCTTCAATCAGGAATTTCAACCTCTTGAGCGCCACCAACTCAGCGAGCGCTGCGCGTACTGAATCACTCATGACGACTCCCCCAGGGTTACGTGGCCTCGGCCGACGCCTGATCCCGCAGCGCCTCGAGGCGCTCGGCGACATCGCGCGAGTCGGCGAAGCGGCGGCCGCCGTCGAGGTAGGTGCGCACGCCGAGCGTGCCGTCGCCCACCTTGTTATTCACGGTGCTGGCGCCGAGTTTGAGCACGTCGGCCAGCTCTTTCATGTTGAGCCGCGGGCCGTAGCGCTCGAGCAGCCAGGCTTCTTTGAGAAGGGCGCTCACGGGTACACCTTGGCCAGGTCCGCGCGCACGGCCTTGCCGCGCCGGCGCAGCACGTTGGAGAATCTGCGGACGGCTCGGGCGCGACCTTCGTAGCTCTTGTGGTAGTAGTTCTGGACGCCGTGGTGGAAGAGCTGGCCCCACGCGGACGAGCCATCGGACTCGTACTGCTCGCTGCTCCAGTACCACGCGGCTTCGAACTTGCGCTTGAGGTTGGCGTACAGCAGCGCCTGCTCTTGCCGCGTGGGCAGCTCGCCGCCGATCTCGGCCGCCCAGGCCTTGGCCTGCTCCCAGGTGACGCCGTCGTTCTGGCCGGGCACCAGCACCAGGTGGTGGCTGAAGTTGCCGTCGGCGTCGAGCACGATGCCGGCGTAGCGCTCGCCGGGGGCGAGCGCGATCTCGGCCTCGTCGATGACGTAGGCCACCGGCGCGCCGCGTTGCGCGGCTTCGAGGTCGGCGATCATCCGGGCGAGCTTGGTCTGCTCGGCCTTCACGTGTTCGAGTGTGATGGTGGGCATGTGCGCCTCGTTGTGGTGTTAAAGGATCGAAGGATTCAAGAACCGATGGGAATCAAGCGGACGGCTCGGGCGCGACCTTCGTAGCTCTTGAGGAGGTCGTACTGGTAGCCGTCGTCGAAGTTCTGGCTCCACGCGAACGAGCCATCGTCTTCGTGCGGCTCGCACGTCCAGTGCAAGCGAGGCTCGAACTCTCTCTTGAGGTTGGCGTACAGCAGCGCGGCCACGGAGCGCGTGGGCAACTCGGCCTCGAGCTTGGCGG